TGCGACTGAAAGTCCTGGTATCCCATCCGTAATAACTCCATTGGTCAAGGTAACGGTACGGGCGATTTGAAGCGTCTGGAGCGCCTGATAAAGCAAAGTTATGCTGATCACATCGTTAGCACTTAACTTACCTTTTCCTACGCGATTTGCTTCTAAAATTAAAGACAGGATGGCATCATCTGCGCCCCCTGGAATAATATTGATAGATAAAGGAATCGCTACAGCTTTGCTCCAAACGATCAAATCCCCATTCAATCCCATAGCTTTATCGGCAATTTGTATGCTTGGAAAATCTACTGGGTCGGCATCATCAGCAAATTGCGTAAGCGGATAGCCGAGAGGTAATGTTTTACTTGCTGTGATATTTGCTATCAGCCCATATCCTGAGATATTTTGCATAAAAATCCCCTTAAATTAATATATCGCTGCCGATGACTTTACGAATATCGTCATCTTTGCTGTAAATAAGCGTGTAAACAGCCTGGTATTGAGCAGGATCACTATCCGGTATCAATTCAAATGTTACATTCAACCAATAGCCAATGTTTTGTACTTGCTGCCATGCCAAAGGATCATTTGTCAGCGTTGTGATATATAATTGCTGCGTTATTGACAATGATTTTCCAACGCTTATCGTTCCATTATTCAGAGCCAGATTGATAATCGATTGAATAACCGAAATCAATTGACCTCGACCTGTTGAATTAGCAGAAATTTTAGAAAGCGATAAGAGCAACGTCATTATCGCCGCGCCGATGGCATCCTTTAGCCAAATTTCATTAGCGTAAGTGTTCATATCAAGTGGGTCGGTGCTAATACCAAATAATACGCCACGCTGATAAAAGCTTAAAAATTGTCCCGCAGATTGAGTTTGACCATAATAGTTCACACGCGCAGCATCTAACGCATCGGAAAGAGCATCTGTCGTGACCTCTGGAACCAAATTAAAAATCTGGAACATATAATTTTGAACCGAGTTACTAGCGGAATAATTAGTTGCCGCGAAAATCATCATGGGTTCTTGTTCTGGATATTGCGTGCCGACAGCGGGATAAACCGTATTAGATAGAGTCAATCCAACACCGCCAATATTTGCTAATGCGGCAGACCACGTTACATAGTTCGCTGAGCTTACGCCTTGAGAAAACATATACTTCACATTCTGAGAATTATTCCAGGTTGCAGCATCAATAACATTTTGTTCGGTTACAGTTGTTGGAATCAAACAGAATGAACCAAAATTATCAGAAACAGCCGCTGAATTGATTAAGCATGCAGTAATCGTTTCCACGCCGGAGCCATTAGCTACGATTGAACCATTCGCCGATAAGACGCCATTTTGATTCGTTTGAACCGGGTACCAACCGATAAGCCCCGAAATATCTGTGCCGCCGATGCCTGGCGCGACTGAAAGAATTGCGGCGACAGCGCTCGAACCAACAAAATCAAAACGGGTATTAGTTGCGTCATAAGTAACCGTAGCTGTTGCAAATTGAGCGTTCATCGATGCGCGGATTTCAGTTTGCAATTTAGAGGCAACATCAGCCAGCGTAGTTACGCCAGACGTAAAATCTACCCCAGTAAATGAAACCAAGGTACCATCAATTCCCAATTGAAAAGAACCATTCGCAATGCTGGTAAATTCAGAAGCCGAATAAGAACCTTTTGCACCATAAATTCTCGGCGCTACAGCGGTATCTACCCATCGTGCAAATTGAATGCTTTGAGCTTTAGTAACATTTTTACTTATCCAACCAAAATAAAACACGGCTCTTTGATATTCTTGAGAAGTAGTCGTGAAATAAGAACCTACTTCGTCTGCGGTATCAAATGAAATAAAACTGCCTGGCGGAATAAGAACATTGTCACTAAAAAATCTACCCACTAAATCTCGTCTATTAACGATAGAAGCGGCACCCACGCCAGAGGTAATATCGATATATTTATTAAAACGAATAGCCATGATATGTCCTTTTAAACTCGCTTAATGTTGTATTGAATAGATTCTACCACCGGAACTGTTGAGACTCTAGCACGCTTATGAGTCACGCTAAAATCAAAAGATGAATACGCCTCGTATTGGTCTTTGTCATCGATAAAATAAGGATTATTGATATCCCCTATTTTAAGAATGCCAGCATCCGCGGCAAAAAATTGAGTTATAACGTATTCACTTTGAAGAATTGCCGAGCACTCATTTGTTAAGTCAGAGGCCGTGTAATTCCACGGTGTTCTAGGATTTTGTCGAACTAATGATCCGATCTGAAAAGTCGTGATATATTGCTGCGTTTCGGTATGGATCATTACATCATTGATTTCGTCATAAACATCGGATCTTTGTGGAAAGCCATAACGATGATCCATCAGTTTAAAAAAATAAACAGTTGGCTTGAAGTTAATGCCTTGTTGAGTCGGTTGGTTAGATGCAATGACATCTACATTCTGAAAAGTGGTAGAACCATCTAATGCAGTTAATAGATTATTTCTAATCAATTGAATAAGCTCATTGTCACGCATCGAAATTACCACTTTCAAAATTTGTATTATTGTTTATTTCTGGTATTTGATTGAAACCAAAAATAAGAAGATCGTCTATACTGCCAGTGATTTCAACACATAGCACCCCTTTCCAGCCATCAAGTGCGAACCAATCATTATTGGATTCACACTGATAACGTCTATTGTTAAAAACAATCTGATCCCCTGATACATCACGGCTAATATCCTCCAAATTATTCGAGGTATAAAAAGTAAAGTAGTTTTTTTGTAAGTCTAAACCGTATTGTTCATACAATCTGCGCGGAACAGGCTGAAAACTTCCGACGATAGCAACAGGTGGAAAATAATATGTAACATATTGTCCCACAACATTTGGCTGTCTTCCCGCATCTTTGTAATAGGATATCGTTTGTCGCGCGATAAGAGTCAAAGCCATGTTTAGAATATTCTGTCCTGGGATAGCCATATTATTCCACCGCGTGCGTTAATGTTCCGTACATCTGTCCTGTATCAATGAGCGGCTTTGTTAAATTTCCGACAACAGATTTGTTTGATCTTTTTGATAATCGAATGGCTATAGTGACTGGACTAAGGGGCAGCCAAGGAACCAGAGGAGTATCAATAGCGCTACGAACATTATCGGCTGCTATTGCCCCAACTCCTTCATAGACAGTATTAACACTAGCATTTCCTTTTACAACTTGAGAAATGCCTTTGTGCAATTGATCCATCCATTTATCGGAATATTTATCAATAGACGGTCTGAAAAATGGCCTTGCTGGAACTCCAAAACCATATTCATTTTTTATAGCAACCGAAGCTACGGTTTCACTAGAATCAGGATATGTATTTCGACTCAACCATCCGACCTTAATTGTTTTACGATTGAGATCATTAATAATTTGATCTAGCTTTTGAGACACATTTGACTTTTCTCTGCGTGTCTTCAAAATATCCCATCCCATTTTCTAAAAGCTGTCATCTCAGGCAATCCACCGATATAAAAACCTGCCACTGATTGCGCCTGAAGAAGCGCTAATAATTGCTGGCCATATGGTGTTTGATCTAACCACCATTGCCATTGGTTAGGTAGCGGCGGCGGTGTCAATCCTACAGTAATTTTATCAATAGTCGCATTTTGTAAAAGTCCAGGCGTTTGTCCAGCGGCGATCAATACTGATAATGCGACTAGATGGGCTGTCATTAAATCTAACGCCAAGCGTTGACACGCGCAATCATCCATTGAGCATGAACACCAATAACCTTGCTTGGCGCTTACATAACATGTAGCCATGTCCCAGTACATTTGTAATTGGGCATCGGGAAAAACCGTTGCATTTGCAAATGCGGGAAATTGCTGTCTAAAGATGGCTACATCAAATGTAAGTGAAGACATTTTTTCTAGCTCCTAGGCTTAACTGCGTCTTCGCCATCGAATATCGGATGGTCAGCGGTAATCGGCGCGGATAAATCTTTTTCTTCCATATCTTTTACAGCTTTATCTATGTCAGGATTATTTTTCGTGATTTTATAAAATCCAGCTTCTACTGCATCATTGAATTGCGAGTGTTTCAACAATTCGTCCAATTCTTCCTGCGTAACCTGAGTACATGCCCC